CTGATAATCGTATACACAGTAGCAATAGAGATAGTAGTGGGCGTTACTGGATATGTAAGGGGGTATGTATGAGACTGATTAACTGGCTACGTGCGTTGGTTGCTATAGATAGTGTAGAGACAGATGCAGAGTGGGCTAGGTTGGCTCTTGTGTGCGCTATCGAGCGTGTGCGCTCAATGCAGCTAGCGTATGAGATACATAAAGAGTACAAAGACGGGGTGGCTGCTCAAGCTAGATATGATAGTCTAGCGCTCACAAGATAAGGAGGTGAGCATGTAGATAGATAGGGCGCTTAGGCGCCTTTCTTTTTGCCCATCGTTTGGTTGTGACTGAGCGGTCACAAATAGTTAGAAAATAGGAGGGTTGACATGCATGTATGATGTGTGATAGTAGGCAATGAGTATCAATGACTTAGCTAATTAATACAGCCAGTAATCACTATTACTGGTGTTATCAACAGCAATGCAAATGCTTATGCGTATCATTCGCAGGTAGGGGGGTATGCAACCCCTTGACATAAGATTTGTAAGATAATTATATATATCACGTTTAGCCCCACGGTGAATTCTAAGTTTTTATTTCCCTTGCCTTTTATTAAAAACTGTGTTAACATGCGGCATGTATAAAAAAGCAATACTCAGACTACAGAAAACGCAATGTACTCATCTTGGCGCTCGTAATAAAGCTCACAATGAAAATGAGAAAAAGAAGAGCAGCCTCCAAAGAGAGGCGTTCAGAGCAAAGATTGATGCCCGAGAAAAGCTTGAAAAAGAGCTTAAGGTGGCTAAACTAAAAGAAGAGGCCGAGCAAAAGAAGGCTCTTAACAGAGAAGCTGAAGAGCAAGCTAAACTTCTATGTGTCGTTAAAAACGACAGAAAAGAGTATGGAAAAATATATAGAGAAGCTAACAAAGAGGGGCTTAGGGCACGTAATAAGCTTCGCTATGAAAAGAATAAAGACAGTTGGAAGGAAAGGCAGAAGATTTATAGAAAAGAGAACAAAGCAGTAATAAAAGAACGGGAGAAGCTGTATCGTGAAAACAGCAAAGAGAGACGGGGGCGTTACTATGAAACCAATAAAGAGAAGATTAAAGAGTACTATAAGTTGTACGGGAAAATAAACAGAGCTAAAAGTTTAGCAAGGAATGCCAAACGTAATGCCGACAAAATAAAAGCTACTCCTAGATGGGCAGATCTTAAAAAGATAGAGGCTATCTATAAGTGCCGCCAAGAGCTATCTGAATTAACTGGCATAGAATACCACGTAGACCACATCATACCGCTTAGAGGTAAACTGGTGTGTGGCTTACACGTTGAGTACAATTTGCAGGTAATGCCAGCTATAGAAAATAGAAGGAAGAGCAATAAACTTGTTGACATCTCCCTCAACTATGGTAATATAAACATGTGAGCTGAGAAGGAGGAGATGCAGAACGTTGAGCTACCAAAGTCCATGTCAGATATGTGAGTAAGTACAGGCAACCTAAAACGGGCAAATCTTACAAAACTGGCGGAGTAATTAACCGTTGGAGTGCGCTGAATGGGCACTAAAATTCCATATGAGCACGCCCATAAGGCGTTAAATTTTAACTGGCTAAGGCCTTAGTTGGTGAACAAAGTGAGGGACGCTTTACTTTGGTTGAGTGTATAAAACCCCTGACCTCTTAGGAGGAAAGGCCGCGAAGCCATCTTGTGGTGGCTTCTGCAATCGGATGTATGTATTCAGTCGCAGGTCTGTAGACACAAACATTCAAGTTTTTAATTGGTGCAAAATTACCTGGTTAGATTCCAGGTGCGACAAGATTTATGGCGGACTTCGAGTGAAGAACCCAATTAAACAGTATACGTACTGGTGCGGGTAGTGGGGTGCGAGTCCTCTGATGCCTCCTATTTGGCTAACCTTGGCATAGCTTTGGTTGGCCTTTTGTCGTCTTAAATCCTCATGGTTACAATTCCTTACAGTAGTTGCTATAGCTGTTGGCGTATACTTGGCTCTAGTTAATTGAGGATCACGCAATGAAAGACACATATAAGTGTATTAAGACTATGGGGTGCTATGACAATGGAGAGGAATGGCTAATCATTAAGAATGACAAGCTTGGGCACAGCGTCTACGCGGATGATTTGCCTATACCATATTGTGACCAGTGTAAAGACGACTTAGTAAAGAAGGAACTTCTTACTTTGGCTTTGAGTTTGACTGATGATCAGTGGAACGAGATTGATATTTTAGGATAGCTAATTGGAGGTTGAGGTATGACAATAGCATCAAGCATGTATAAAGTATACCAAATTAATGACGAGGAGGGGTTGTCTGAGTTGATTGAAAAGTGTGACGATCAAGCAACAGAGATAGTTGTGGGGTGGGAAGATAATACAGATACTTACAAATTCGAGGACGGCAGCCAGATAGCGCATTGCATTAAAACTAACAAGGTGAGGGTTTTATAGATGGCATACTTATACTGTTTCATTAATAATGTAGGGATAACTCCAAGAGAAGAGACCTCAACCTATGTTGGAAAAAATTAGGACTATATTTGCAAACTTTGGAATGAGTATTGAGTTGCGTGACGAGGATGATGATACCTACAATTGGTACGATGTTTACAAAGACGGGTACCCTCACCCAATAAGAAGTGAGAAGAGTGAATATGGGATAGATGGCAGGAATTATGCCGCTCTTAAAAATGAACTAATGATGGAAAGTCTGATAAAGTTCGGTGATTTATTTGAAATGAAGAAGGTGTAATAGCATGAAAGACTACAAGTACACGTATAAAGGTAAAGATTTGATTGTTACTATCTGTACAGATAGAGGACATTTTGATGTAACTATAAGAACCTTCATATCCAGTATGTTCTGCGGTACTCACGCCCTTTTTAGGGACAAGTATTTAGAAGCGTTTATACAGCGTGCGACAAAGGCATTTAGGAGTGTGGTAGATAAGGAAGACCTCGATGCTAGTGTTGAGTCTATAATGAAGCAAAACGGTTTTGTTAATAAAGGGGCAGAGTGTGTGGCACAACGATGAAATCATGACTGGCTGGCGCGAAGTAATGACGGCTGAGGAGTTTGAAGCGAAGGAAGCCAAGAAGATAGGAGAGACACTTGACAAGCATACGGCTGTTGAAGAAGGACATGTGCTTTTCTGTTGCTATGACCTTGAGCAAAAGAAGCAAGAAAACATACTGAGTTGGGATGAAATTAAGGCCCTCCCCTATGCCGAACACATATTAAATGGCTTATCTAAGCTTGGTGAAGAAAAGAGCACCACAGTCTTGGACGAGATGGCTACCATAACAGAGAGGGATTATGTTAGAGTAGCTCTCATGTACAAAATAGAGAAGAAGCTGCATAAGATGGGGTTTACTTATGATGAGGAGCTTTGCCTGACTTTAGGGCTAGAAGAGAACATCAGAGGATACACCGGAGTAGAATACGCCTCCGTTTTTAAGAGGATGAGAAATTGCTATGCAACAAAACTGTCTGAGGATAACACGGTCAGTTTGTATAGGAAGTTTGAAGGGCGGGAAACCGAGATCGACATCGATGAATTTTTAATTGGAGAGAAGTAGTAATCTCATATGTCAACAAACTATAACGCTCTTTGTAACACTTTGTAAAGCAAAAGGTGGACATGCCTTAGAGGTTGGCGTTATAATGTAACTTATTGTAACTGGCGCCACAGCTAAAGGCATGACATGAGAAAGAACCTAACGTTTATACAGCATCACAAATTTGTTAATGGTCCTCCCCCGACAGACGAAGAGTACTTCTCTGTTGACAATGAGGCTCCTTTTTCAGAGATCGATGAAGCGATTCTAGCTAAGATTGGTGGGCTAGGCCTGCCATTGGCACAAATGGCTGCTATGCTAGGGGACCGCGGTATCTCAGTTGCACGCATGCAACATCTTTATTCAAGAGTTCTTAATAAAACTCGCGCTCACCTTAATGCCAACATTTCCCAAACCATATATGAAAAAGCTATGGCTGGTGATTCCGCTATGCTTGCACTTTGGGCTAAAACCCAGATGGGATGGGCAGAAACAACTAAAAGAACACTCTCCATGGAAGAGACGACAACTGGTAATGCACCAAAAAAGATTGTGCGTACATTTGTTGGTGGAAGTGCAGCAAAAGAGAAAGCTAAAGAAGTTATTCTAGAAGAAGCCATGGATGACGTTGTTGAAGAAGTCGTTGAAGTAGAACAGACGCCAAAGAGCAAAAAAGAGGCATGGTTTGACAAACTTAGAAATAAAAACTCCTGATTGGATGGAGCCAATCTTTGGCCAACACTATAGATACTTGGCTATCCGTGGTGGCAGGGGAAGTGGGAAGTCTCACGCTATGGCTGAATACTTTATTGAGCGTTCAGTTATGGAGCGCTTTGATCTTGTGTGTGCTCGTGAGTTTCAGTCTTCCCTTGGCGACTCAGTAAAGAAGCTATTAGAAGATAAGATACAGCATCTTGGCGTGTCAAGCATGTTTGAGATACAAAGGGACTGCATAAAATCTAAGAATGGCGGCAGGATAGTATTTAAGGGTATTGCTGACAGCACAGCTGACGCTTTGAAGTCATTGGAGGGATTTGATGCACTTTGGTATGAAGAAGCGCAGGTTTGCTCACAAAGATCTTTAGACCTAATTAGGCCTACTTTTCGTAAGCCTGGCTCGCAGCTCGTATTCACATGGAACCCTCGTTTTGATACAGATCCAATAGACAAGTTTTTTCTTGGCGGCGAAACTCCTCCTGGTGCTCTCAATCTGGAAGTTAACTACATGGATAATCCATGGTTTTCTGACGAGATGAGAGACGAGATGGAGTATGATAAAGAGCGAGATCTTGACAAGTATAATCATATTTGGTTAGGCCAGTACATAAAGAACTCTGAGGCCAGGATATTTAGGAACTGGAAGATTGAAGAATTTGAAACTCCTCCTGGTGCTATGTTGAGGCTGGGCGCTGACTTTGGTTTCTCTAACGACCCTACAACATTAGTTAGGTGCTTTTTAGAAGGGAGAAAGCTGTATATAGAGTATGAAGCTTACATGCACGGGTGTGAAGTGCACGATACGGCTGCACTGTTTATGTCAGTACCTGACTCTGAAAAGTGGCCAATAGTAGCAGATTCGTCTAGGCCTGAGACCATATCTTACTTGAGAAAGCACGGGTTTCCTGCAATGCTGGCTGCTGTGAAAGGGCCAAGATCAGTTGAGGAAGGCATAAAGTGGCTGAAGTCGCATGAAATCATAGTTCATCCTAGATGTAAGAATGTCATCGAAGAGATGACTATGTATAAGTATAAAGAGAACAAGCAGACTGGTGAAATTTATCCAATACCGGAAGACAAGAATAACCATTGTATTGCAGAAGGTGTGTTGATTACGTGCGAGCGCGGAGATGTGCCAATAGAGCAAGTAACTTTAAAGGATAAGGTTCTAACTCGTGGCGGCTACCGGAAAGTTCTGTTTAGCGACATCACAGATGTAAATAGGAAGATACTTCGTGTCGAGACCACAGGTGGAACTGTGTTTTGTACTCCTGATCATAAGATACTTACGTCTAAGGGGTTTGTGCGTGCTGATGCTTTAAGTTACAATGATGAGGTAATTAACTTAGAGGGATTATCATGGCAACAGTCGAAACAACAACATACCTTGGACAAACTTTCAGACGGTACCCAGAAAGTAACAGAAGAAGCGATAGAGTCTACTTTAAAAAGTCTATCACAGGCGGGAGTGTCTGGCTTCATAGGCAAGTGTGGATTGTCAATTTTGGGCAAATTCCAAAAGGGCACCACGTTCATCACAAAGATGGCAACACTCTTAATAACGACATTTCAAACCTTGAATGTATCAGCCCACAAGAGCATCTTGGCGACAGGCACGAATGGGATGATGACAGAAAAGAGAGACAAGCTCTGCACCTCGCAAGTATACGTGAGCTTGCCAAGCCATGGCATGCCAGTGAAGAAGGCAGAATCAAGCATGCTGAAATCGGTGCACAAGCTTATAAAAACTTCAATCCTGTGGATAAGAAGTGCGATCAGTGCAACGCATCTTTTACACCAAAAAAGCTCGGTAGTCTCGATAAGTTTTGCTCCAATATCTGCAAATCCAAACACAGAAGGCTTTCCGGAGTGGATGATGAACAACGTGAATGCCCACAATGCAGCAAAGCCTTTACAGCAAATAAGTACGCCCAGGCACGAACTTGTTCCGGGTCGTGTGCTAACCGTTACAGAGCACGGCATAAGCGAGAGGGTATATGACCTGACCGTTGATGAACATCATGAGTTTTTTGCTAATGGTGTTCTAGTCTTAAATTGCATCGATGCACTTCGCTATGCTTGCGAAGGGCTGCGTAGAGCACATGCCGTTGAAGACACAAAGAGAAAATATCAAAGCGTTCATATTGAGCCTGTCCGCAACCCGTTTGCAAATCGTTACAAAAAGGGTTAACATATCTTTACATTGTAAGTAAAGGTAACACGATGCATCAATCTCAAAAGCTTGTAAAGATCCATACCGAAGCTTTAGCGGAGTTCGATAGGATACAAGCAGCCCTACATTCAGAGAGACTTCAGTGTCTGGAAGACAGACGCTTTTACTCTATTGCGGGTGCTCAGTGGGAAGGGTCGCTTGGTGATATGTTTGAAAACAAGCCAAAATTAGAAGTTAATAAGATTCACTTGTCTGTAATTTCTATTATCAATGAATACAGAAATAACAGGATAACTGTTGATTTTGTACCAAAAGATGGATCTCCAACTAACAGCACTGCCGATGTTTGTGACGGCTTATACAGGGCCGATGAACAAGACAGTTCAGCCGAAGAAGCATATGACAATGCGTTTGAAGAAGCGGTCGGTGGCGGTTTCGGTGCTTGGAGGTTGAGAACAGTCTATGAGAACGAAGAAGACGAAGATGACGAGCGTCAAAGGATTAAGATTGAGCCAATATTCGACGCTGATTCGTCGGTGTTCTTTGATCTCAATGCTAAAAAACAAGATAAATCAGATGCTAAGAGGTGTTTTGTACTCTCTTCTGTCCCTGTAGAGCAGTATGAAGAAGAGTACGAAGATGACCCTGCGACCTGGCCTAAAACCATAAGCATGAGTGGTTTTGACTGGTATACCCCAGATGTTGTTTACATAGCTGAGTATTATGTTATAGAAGAAAAGTCTGAAGTCATTAAAATCTTCCAAGGACTAGATGGCACAGAAGAAAGGCACTCACAAGAAGATTTAGAAGAAGACACTGACAAGCACGATGAGCTTTTAGCTACCGGCTTTAAAGAAGTTAGACAGAAGAAGATCAAACGTAAACGCGTCCATAAGTACATCTTATCTGGCGGTAAAGTGTTAGAAGATTGTGGCTATATTGCTGGAAAACACATACCGATTGTCCCAGTGTACGGCAAACGTTGGTTTGTTGACAACATTGAGCGCTGCATGGGCCATGTACGTATGGCTAAAGACTCGCAGCGTTTAAAGAACATGCAGATATCAAAGCTTGCAGAAATAAGCGGATTGTCGCCTATCTCTAAGCCTGTGTTTACGCCTGAGCAGATAGCTGGACATCAAATGATGTGGGCAGATGATAATGTAAAAAACTATCCCTATCTGCTGATGAATCCAGTAACTGGCCCAGATGGCAACCAGATGATTGCTCCTCCAGCAGCATATACGAAGTCGCCAGAGATTCCGCCTGCTATGGCTGCTTTGTTACAGATTACTGACATAGATATGAAAGAGCTTTTAGGCAACCAGAACGGCGCTGAAGAAGTTGTATCTCATGTGAGTGGCAAAGCTGTTGAGATGATTCAAAACAAGCTTGGCCTTCAGACATTTATATACATGTCTAACATGGCTAAGTCAATTAGACGCTCGGGAGAGATTTGGTTAAGTATTGCTTCAGAAGTTTACACTGAGTCTGGTAGGAAAATGAAAGCGGTTGGCTACGACGGGAAAGCCTCACAAGCTGAAATTCTCAAACCTATGATTGATGATAAGACTGGCGACATTGTCAAAGAGAACGATTTAGCTAATGCAGCCCTCGATGTTGCTGTTGATGTTGGTCCTTCTAGCTCAAGCCGAAGACAAGCTACAGTACGTGCTTTGACTGGCATGATGCAATTCGTACAAGACCCAGAAACAGCACAAGTTCTTGCTTCTATGTCAGTAATGAACATGGAAGGTGAAGGTTTGGCTGATGTAAGAGATTATTTTAGAGCCAAGATGGTACGTGCTGGCGTTGTTAAACCGACCGAAGAAGAAGCAGCACAGTTACAAGCAGAAGCAGAAAATGCACAAGCGGATGCTAACACACAGTACTTACAAGCGGCTGCTGAAGAAGCTACTGCTAAAGCTGCTAAAGCACGCTCTGACACGATGTTGACAGCGGCTAAGACAGAAGAGACAAGAGCAAAAACGATAGCAACATTGGCTAGCGTAGATCAAAAAGAACGCGAAAGTATTATGGCAGAGAGACAGCAAAGCGCTGCTTCTCAAGGCCAAATGAATGAGGTTTCCGCCCAGCCTCTTTAATGGGTGAGTTGTTAGTGTGGGGTTGTTATGAGTTTAGAAATGGTAGAAGGTGAGGAGTTATTATCATCTGAAGCTGTTGTTGAGCAAGATGAAGCTGAAGTGTTAGACGAGGACGTCACAAAAGAAGCTGAAACTGGTGAGGCAGTAGTTGAAGAAGATGAAGACGTAATCACAATAGGAGATGCGCCAGCTCCTGAAGATGAAAGTAGAAGTGCTCCTGAGTGGGTAAAAGAGCTTCGGAAGAGTCATAGAGAACTTCAGAGGGAAAATAGAGAACTTAAAGAGAGGGTTAAAGGCGCTGATGTTGCTGTAAAAGCACCTGAAGTAACCAAAAAGCCAACTCTTGAAGATGTTGAATATGATCCTGAAAGGTTTGAAGTAGCCATTACAGAATGGTATGAGTCTAAGAGAAAAGCTGATGAGTATAAGCAAGAGTTAGAAGCAGCACAAAACAAGCAACAACTTGAGTGGCAAGCAAAGCTGAACAGTTATGGAGAAGCAAAAGCAAAACTAAAAGTTAAAGACTTTGAAGATGCTGAAGACTCTATAAAAGAAGCGATGAATGTTACACAACAAGGCGTGATCTTGCAAGGTGCTAAAAATCCAGCTCTCGTAATTTATGCTTTAGGAAAAAACCCAACAAAGGCAAAAGAGCTTGCATCAATTAGCGACCCTATAAAATTTGCATTTGCCATCGCGGATTTGGAGAGAGATTTGAAAGTAACCAATAGAAAAGCGGCTCCTCCTCCTGAGAAAGTAGTTTCTGGAACAGGAAAAATATCAGGTGGTAGCGACTCAGTGTTAGAGAGATTAAGGGCCGAAGCCGATAAAACTGGCGATTTAACGAAAGTAATCGCTTATAAAAGGCAGAAGCAACTTCAAAAGTAATATATAAAGGTGATTTATGAGTAATGCATTTAGTAAAGAAGAGAGAGTTGCGTTTGAGGACATTCTTGAAGGTTTTCAAGACGCACTGGTTTTATCAAAATTAGTATCTAAGTACACAACAGATCAAGTGTCCATGGAAAGAGCTAACAACATTATTTGGCGTCCACAGCCCTATATTGCTCAATCTTTTAACGGTACAGATCAAACGTCAAACTTTGTTGACTCTATCCAGTTATCTGTCCCTGCTACAATCGGCTTTAGTAAAGCGTCTCCATGGGTTATGACCGCATCAGAGTTGCGCGACTCTATTCAAGAGAATGCTTTAGGCAAAGCTGCTAGGCAGAAATTGGCTTCTGACATTAACGTTGCTGTCATGTCTGTTGCTGCTAACCAAGGCACACTGTTTGTTAAACGCGCTGCTGCTGCAACTGGTTTTGATGATGTTGCGCAAGTAGAAGCTATCATGAATGAACAAGGCGTGAATGGCTCTGACCGCTATCTAGCTCTTTCAACAAGAGATTATAACGGGATGGCTTCTAATTTAGCATCTCGTGCTAACATGGTTGGTAAACCTGTAACAGCCTATGAAAAAGCTTATGTTGGTACGGTTGCCTCTTTTGAGACATTTAAGCTAGACTATGCTAACAGTCTAACAGCTGCTGGTGGTGGTGTAAGAACTGTTTCTACTTTAGATGCAGCTTTGAACTACTATGTTCCTAAAGCAACTTCTACAGCGTCTACTGGTGAAACTGCAAACGTTGACAACAGATACCAAACACTGACGGTTTCTGGTACCACTGGCGTTGTTGCTGGCGATGCGTTTACAATTGCAAACGTTTTTGCTTGTCACCACATCACCAAAGGCTCTACTGGCCAGCTTAAAACTTTCCGCGTAATATCTGTTCCTACCTCTACCACGCTTGTTATCAGTCCTCCTGTTATCAGCGCTCAAGCCGCTGGTGCAACAGACGCAGAGAAAGCTTACCAAAACTGCATTGTGAGTACAAAAGGCGCATCAGCTGCTATTACATGGTTAAACACAGTAACAGCTTCTGTTAATCCTTTCTGGCACAAAGATGCTATTGAGATTCTTCCTGGCCGATATGCTGTGCCTACAGATGCCGGTGCTGCTGTTATGAGAGCTTCTACAGATCAAGGCATTGAGCTTGTAATGCAAAAGCAATATGACATCAACACAATGAAAACTAAATATCGTTTAGATACATTGTTTGGTGTTGTTAACAAGCAGCCTCAAATGTCTGGCATTATGATGTTCAGCCAAACGTAATATAAATGGCTGGGGCTACGCCCTGGCCTCTTTTCTACTAACGAGGATTATTTATGTCTAATATTATTTACCCTCAAGGGAGAGCTGAAGTTACAGTTCCTCCAGGAGAGAAAATTGCTGTATATACGAAAGGAGAGGCAACTGTTAGCCAGGTTAATACCTACGCAAACTACCCATCTTCTACAGCGTTCCTTGGTCTTGTTAAGAACCAAGAAACAGTATTTGGTGCTTACGCTTCTGGTGCAACTATTGTTATTGACAGCGGAGACTCTGCTATAGTTCTTTACTCTGTAGGCGTCTCTCCTATCTGTCCTGAGCGCCTCCTTTCCCCGTCTCAAGTAACGCCTTCAGCTAAAACAGTTGCTGTTACGTTGACTGCTGCTGAGCTGTTGACTGGCATCATCACTGGCACGCATACAGCTGGCGCTACAGCAGCTTATACATTGCCTACTGGAGCTAACGTTGATCTTGCTGCTGAGTTTGGTGTAGATGAGAGTTTTGAGTGGACGCTGATCAATTTGTCCGCTGCTGCTCTTGACTCGATTACAGTTACAGCTAGCACAGGCCACACACTTGTTGGTGGAGCTGTTATCCAGTCTGCTCACGCAACAACTGGCTTTCTCTATGGTAGCTCAGGCTCTTTCCGCACAAGAAAGACTGCTGCTGATACTTTTGTTACGTACCGTATAGCTTAACTAAATGCAGGGGGAGAAATTCCCCCTATGTTACAATTCTTTACAAAAGAAGAACTTTTAGGTATGATTAAAGCAGGTTGGCGCGAAGATCTACAAGACGCCATTGACGATTACATTAAAACTAAAGAAGCAGAGGAAACTCCTTCGTGGGATATACCAAAAGAGAGTTTATTACAGCAGCCTTTGAAGAAGTCGGACTCGCGTCTTACATCTTTGACCTCCAACCGGAGCAAGTCCAAAGCGCGTTAAGAAAGCTCGACGCGATGATGGCTACGTGGAACGCAAAAGGTATTAGGCTGGGTTACCCGCTAGTATCATCTCCAGACGACAGTGACTTAGACGATGACTCAAATGTGCCAGACAGTGCCAATGAAGCTGTCATATTTAATTTAGGGATTCGCCTAGCTCCAAGCTTTGGCAAGTCGGTTGCTATAGAGACAAGAATAAATGCCAAGCTTGCTTACGATGCACTTCTATCTATTGCATGCTTTCCTGTTGAAATGCAGTTGCCCTCTGGCATGCCTGCTGGTGCCGGTAATAGAATTTTTACAGACAGCAAGTTTTTGTATGGCCCAGACGATGCTGTACAGGTTGGTAATGACAGTTTGCTTGATTTTGATTAATAGAGGTTCTTATGGCAATTAATGATGTTATCATCTTCGATCAGTTTCTTCTTGATACGCTCACGAAGAAGCATGACTGCTCAGCAGACACTTTTAAATTTGGCTTGGTGACTTCTGTCACTACTCCAGCCACAACAACCACTGATCCACGATGGGGAGCTGGCGGAACAACGAACTTTGATACCAATGAGTGTACCCCTGGTGGTAACTACACAGCGGAAGGCATCACCCTAACATCTGTCACTTGCGTGCTTAGTGGTGGCAAGGCTGTGTGGGACTCAGCGGATTTTACAATTGCACAGAACGCTTCAAACCCTACCAATGCTAGATGGGGGATTATATACAACTCAACTGACGCTGGCAAGAGGACTGTTTTAGCCCTTGACCTCGGCTCTGTGCTTGATCTTACAGCTGGCGACTTGGTAGTCACAGTTAACGCTGGCGGATGGTTAGACAGTAACCAGGGGTAACCTATGACGGCAACAAGAATCAAAGAGACGGCTACGACCACTGGAACTGGAAACTTCACCTTAGACGGTGCATCAACAGGCTTCAGGACATTCAATACGGCGTACGGCACAAACCGTCGGTTCTTATATGTTATTGAGGGCGTGTCAGGTGAATGGGAGTCAGGCTTTGGCTACCTGTCCGCTTCCACGACTCTGGTACGTGAACAGATAAGGCAGAACAGTGCAGGCACCACGAGCGCCATAAGCTTCAGCGCTGGGTCTAAGACAGTCTTTATGGCTATTACAGACAGGTCAATTATACAGCCGCCGCAAGGGTGGCAGAACGTGTCTACTAAGGGTGTCCCTAGTACGCATATCTCTGCATCAACACCAAGTGCAACTCAGTCTGCTGGGGCTGACAAGATGAGAATGACGCCATTTGAGCTAGCATTTCCTATGATAGCCACAGGTATTCGTGTAGAAGTAACAACAGCAGCCGCATCCAGTAAAGGGCGCATGGCGCTTTATGAAGTAAAAAGCAATGGATTACCAGGTAATATTATAGTCGAGACTGGCGACATAGATACCACGACAACAGGGATTAAGACAGGGACATTCACAGCTAAGTTTATACATGCAGGCACTTATTGGTCTGCTTGTGCTCAAAACCTGAGTGCAGTTGTGTTTAGGCGCTATTCGCAAGGCGCTTTTAGAGGGAGTGTGGCAGGAGGAAATACAAGTACTGCTGCGCACGACTCTGGAATAAACCACTCTCTTACTGGCGGCTGGACGACGCTACCAACAGCTGACCCAACAGGGTCAGTTTTAGATGACTCTTCGGGGTGCCTCTTTTTAAACTTAGTAGGAGATATGATCTAATGCCTATCGTATATATTGACAAGCCAGGAATTTCTGAATATCTAGGAAAGTTTAACCTGGCCCTAGAACAGGTTGGGTTAACTTGGGTAGGCTATGAAGTCATTAATGGCATCAATGTCTTAGGGACTGACCAGAATGGGATCACCACTAAAGTAAATGATAAGATTGTGGAATATAATCCTTTAGCTTACTGTAAGAAAGTCCAAAAGTTCAACGTAAGAGATAAGTTTCAAGATATTGTATCGTTAGAAGTTCGTCCTATGACTCTTGATGAGATTGACACGCTGTTAGACTTGTGGCGGTCTATCGCCCCAGCTTCTCGTAATCCAACAATTACGTTTCAAAAAATACTAGATATTAACACCCAAGCAAAAGGCTTTCAGACGTCTATTAATGCGGCAACAGTTTGGCAGACACTTTGGGCAATTGATTACATGGCTAACGCAACATGGGGTAGATAGGTATGTTACTGGGCAGCTCACCTTTAGGCGCTGTGGCGTTAGGAGAACTGCCTGCTAGTGCTTCTTCTGGAACAACTATCAATGCCGTAGTGGGGCATATAGTTGTTACCGGGAGGGCTACGTCTTTAAATATTAAAAAGCAACTAAGCGCCAACCTAAGCCACGTCGTTGTTACTGGGAAAAGCACCAATATTATCTTTGGTTACAATATCTCGCCTGCTGTAGGCCATATTGTAGTCACAGGAAAGACAACAACCATAACGTACGGCGGAGGAGCAAATCTAACACCTACCGTTGGACACATAGTTGTAACAGGGAAGAGTACGTCTCTAAACGTAAAAAAACAGCTAAGTACCACACTTGGCCACATTCTACTAGCCCCTAAAGCGACAACTATCTCTTACAGAAGAAACATCGCCCCTGCTGTCGGGCACGTTATCTTGACACCGAATAGCACTTCTCTCAACATTAGAAGAAATATTAGTAACAGCGTTGGGCATATTATTGTTACTGCATACCCCATAACAAGCTCTCCTCCTCCGGTTGAGCCTGAAGTTGCAATATCTGTTACAATTGTTACAATAGAAGCACGCATACCTCTTTCTGACTTTTACCCACGACGCTATATAGGGCCAAGAATGACGAACATTAATAGACTATCATCTGTAACAGCACTGACAAATAGCGACCTTTTCCCTGTATGGACAGAGGCTGGTGGAGATACAAGAAAGGCTTCCCTCTCCACTATTAAAGATTTCATAAATGCCTCTGTTACAG